CCATTGCCCGCAGCGTACGTGGTCACGCCACTGGAGGCATTGATGTCCGGCTTGATTGCCTGTGGAGTCGGGGCACTCGCACCAGCCATCGAACCCACCGTGGTGATACCAAAACAACCGCACTCCAGCATCTCGCCAGTGTCGTTGTCCATGTTCGTGACCTGCACGTTGTTAACTCGCACAACCTTGCCAGCCGGGACAAGGAATCCCAGCAAGCCATCGCCGGCTGTCGGGTTCAACGCTGCGATCTCAACATTGACTGTGAATGTCTGTGGTAGTCTCATGTCATTTTTCCTTCGCTTTCTTAAGTATTGCACCGCTGCCCTTGTAGGCGTGTTTGTCGACGATCATCTCACCGAGTTCCTGGCCCTTCAGCTTGCAGCCAGGATTGGCAAATTTGTGCATGTGTGCCAGCTCAACAATCTTATCCTTAGCCAAGACAGGGGCTTCCTTCTTCGGCTTCACTATCGCCTCATGGATGACCTTGCCATTCTCCTTCAGCGTCACATTCTTGTGTGCGGCCTTGCGGATCATGTCAGCCTTGCCATCAACCCAACTGCTGGGATCTTCTGCTGGCCCCATCTGTGCGATATGAACCATGCCGGCTGTGGAGACTCCCGCCTTTTTCGCACGAGCCAGGACACTCTTGCTTGCCTTGGCGGTCATGCCTTCCATGCGGTCATTGCTCGATGGGTGACCGGCGAGCCACGTCGTGTCAGTCTGGAGGGAGGGCGGAGACTTCAACGCGAGCATACAGGCAAACCCTGCGGACTTCTCAGCCTTGAATATCTTCTCGAACATAGCGAGGCACTCTGGTCCCTTTTCGGCACACTGGTCACGATAGTATTCTTCCATGTCCATGAATTATTCCTCGTCGTATTGGGGGTCGTCGTCATCTTCGTCGTACTGTGGATCGTCAGGGTCTTGCCCCATCCCAACCGGCTGTTCGTCCATCATCTGTGGTGGAGGTAGCAGATATGGCTGGGCATCAATGTCATACGCCTTGCCATAGTCCGTAACGTAGGCATTGAACGGATCGACGTTGCCCATCTGCATCGCCTGCTGGACGGCTGGCATAATGATCTGGCCGAGTCGTTCTAACTGAGCCTGTTGTGCTTGCTTGTTCGGTTTCGCTGCAGACCCCGCCTCGATTCGGTACGTGAAGTCCCGAACGACACTATCGAACGACTGTGTCCGCATTTGTGTGTCCCAGATATGGGCAGATAGCTCGCCAACGGGGCCAGCAATATCCTTCCCCTCCAGATTCCACGATGCGGCGACCATTTCGTTGCGGAAAATATTGGATAGCCAGTCTTCGGTGCGGTCGTGCATGTCCGTGACGCGAATCGTGGCGTTTGCGGAGCGATCATTGGACTCTGCGGCGGATCTGGCGTTTGGTCCACTACTCACACCGTACAACAGCTCTATCAAGCCGGTTCGTTTGTCGAATTGTTCCATCGCCATCTGCACAACCTGGATCAGTTCCCCATTGAACGCCTGCAGGTTGAATACCTCGACGTTATCGCGCAGTTGCCCCGTGATCTCCTTGATTTTCATGACCGTGTACGGACCATGGCGCTCCATGAATTGCTTCTCGAACTCTTCGCCTGCAGATTCCTTGATCGCGAGTATAGTACCGGCTTGTGCAACCTTCGTGGCCAAATGCGACATTGCCCAATTTATGAATCGGAGTTCTCCGATCGCCGGCTTGACGATGCTGATAAACCAGACATCGTTTGGTTTGTTGGTGAAGCCAATCGACTCGAACGGCCACCCTCCGTCCGTCCAGAATGGAATAGGCCACTGGACTTTGTCTTTGACTTCTTCAGGCTGCGTACCTGGGGGCATGTTCAACGGAAAATTAACGCCCGGTGCGATGACAAGGAAACAGTAGTCACCAAAATCTTCGAGCGCTTCCTTGAGCTTCTCCTCACCGTTGCTGTACGTTTGCAGGCGACCGCCGAGTCCGCACTTGCTGTAGATTTTGTAGTAGGTGATTGTATCGTTCGAGGTGCCGTTCTTTTTGTCGGATGCACTGCCGTGACGGGTGCCGATGAACGCACTGCTGCGTTTGGTTTCACCTGTGCCCCGCAGGATCTTGGGGTCGATGCCGTACTCTCGGGCCACTTCCCAGATGGAGTGTGTACACTTCCTCGCAACCCACTTCATGTCCGATCTCTTGCGAGCGTCAGGATCCTTGAGGAGGTTGTCAACGGAATCGAAGAACGACTTGGGGTACCGCAGCTTACTGCCCGGTGGGTTGTACATTTCCGTCCAGAGTGGTGATTCTCCTTTCACCAATGCTTCTGTCATCGCTTCACGAGCTTCGACCTTCTTACGGCCCTCGACCTGCAGCCAGTTCAACAGCCTCATGCGGATGTCGGCGTGTGCTTCCTGCTGTGCCCGCTTCTGCATAGCCTGCTGCATCATCTGCTGATACTGCTGAACAAACATGGGGTCTTGTACGTTGCCCAGAGCGGCAGGGTTAATGTTCTCCCGGTCTGGCAGCGAAACCTGGGCATGCGGATCCCTAGCGATGAGGCGTGGGAGAAAGAGTTGTACAATCTCCGACACCTTGTTAGTCGACGACAGGAACATCGGCTTGACCGATTCAGGGGCCTTGGCATCAAGGTAGCCCCCACGTCCTGCAGAATATTCACGCGACCACATGGCATTGTGATCGCCATCGAAAAACATCATCGCTTCCTTGGCGTACCGTCCAAAGCGTTCTTCTTTGTCGTCCTCAGCAATATGCATGAGGTTCAACCACGCTTGGCACAATGACCCAAGGGGGTGATCCATTCCATTAGGCAGCATCGATATCACCTAGTGCTATTTGAAGTTTCTTTTTCCCGAGCAGATGTGCTTTGGGAATATTGAGTTCCTTCGCTCGCGCACGCAGCTCAGCGAGTTCAGGGTCTACTTGTTTCTTCGGCTTCGGGGCCAGCGGAATCTGCAAGGTTTCAACAATCCGCTCCAGGTTAGCGATACGTTCGCTGACCATGATCGCGTCCCGCTGGGCCTTGAGGGTCGCCGGGGTATGCGTCCAGTAACCCTGGATACCTTCACGGCGGTCCTGGTTATTGTGGATCGGGTCGTCGATGTGACGGATGTCCGACAGCCGCTTTGGGCCGGGGATAATCACAGTCAGATAAGTATCGCGAACGTCCTCAACCGTTGCGAGGATCATGCCACGGATACCGTGCTGACCAATCATGACGTGTTCGCCCTCAAGGATGTCCTTGGGCATCTCGAAGTTGGCTTCCAACGCACGCTGGGCCGATCGGTTCTCACGAGCGATATCAGCGTCTTCACGTTCCATGTCTTGTAGGCTTTGCATCATTCTTCCTTCGTAGTTACGCTCCACGGGGGCCAAGGGTTATGTGATCGTCTTCCATCAACTTCGCGAGAGGGCCGTTGTTACCACGGTTCTTTCGCTCAAGGTCTTTCCGATCTTTCCACCTCTGGTGAGGCGTCTTCGGCTTCTCGGGAGCAGGGGGGGCTATGTACGGACAGCCATATGCTGCCGCATACTCAATTGCATTCATTAGGTGGTTGTTCTTCGGCTCTGGCTTATCCTCGATGATCATCGTGCCTGAGACGTTACGCACCTTCTTGTTGTATCCTTGAAATTCTCTGATCGTGTTCGGACAGTTCGGGGCAACAACCAAGTACGTGGGCTGGCCGACTTCCGCACGTATCGACAGGAGTTCGCGTACTGCGGTACAGCGAGCCTGTACGTCATCAGAGCCTGCAATGAAGTCGACGCCAGTTCCGTACGACCGAACGCCGTACTGCCGCAACGCATCGCTGTAATGTTTCTTGACGGTAATGCCGCTGCCCATCTGAGTCTGCCGACCCATGTGTTCATCGATGATGTGCGCCTGCACGCCAACCCTGCCGACCTTATTGAACATCTGCTCACCATACATATGGGCATTACACATGCGGATGTAGAGTTCGTCGTACTGGATGACGTACCGACCGTAGATGTGGGGCGGAGGCACAGCAATCAAGGCCACTGCACAGATCGCGTGACCAGGGTCAGTGCTTGTGTATCGGCACCAGCTCTCGGGCGGTTGCCAGCCTCGCTTCTTCAGGACTTCTAGAATCTTCTGTGGGCCATCCTTGGGTAGGCCGTGGACTACCTTGTTGAACGCCGGATACATCTGCCGGGCGTCCATAGACATGATACCCTTGGCTCGCTGCAGGAAGACCTCGTCGCCCATGGCCTTCCAGGCTTTGACGTTCTTCTCAATTTGTTCAGGGGGCATGTACTTGTTGTCCCAGACGGTGGCCCTGAACACTTGCGCTGACGGCTTGGGATCTCCGGCATTCTCCTCGTCCTCTGCTCTGCGGATCAAGTTGACCATGGCGTCGTTCTTCGACAGTGGGATCGCAGTCCAGATCAGGCGCCCCTTCTTCTGCATGGAGAGACGGGCAAGCATTTCGTCGTACCAACTCTGGACGATGATGTCTTCGTCGAACCAGATGAGGTCCGCTTTGAAACCTGCAGCAGGCTCGCCGCGGGAACCGTATGCTCTAATCTCCCAGCCGTTGTGGAGGACGACCTTGGAGAACGTACGCTCCTTCTTCGAGATCCAGGCGACGTGTTTCACGAACCGTGATGGAATCAGCGGAGGCACAGGCTTGGCGTCATCCTCATACCCCTCGTCGCCCACGGGATCAAAAACACGCCAGTCACCGTAGTCACCGATCTTATCGTCCCAGATCATCTTAAACTCACCACCTCGGAACAGGTAGTCGTAGATTCGGGTGATGTGCTTCTCATCAAGGCCGACACAAACAATAAGCCCAGAGTCAGGATACTTATTGTACGGGTCGGAGTTGGTAGCACACCTCGCTACTTCGATCGCACCGGCCAAACTCTTGCCACATTGATTGCCGGCGATCAGCGCGACCTCGCGGGTCAGACACTCATGGAACCTCTGCTGAAATGGTTGAGGTTCGTAGAGGTTGAGGGCCTCGCATCGACGCTTGCCGAGTTCCGCAAGGATCTCCGCACTGCGGCGTTCCTCGTAACTCGAGCGTTCGGTGATCTGGTTCCTGACGATGTCATTGAACATTAGCAGCCTCCTCCAGAGCGAGAAGGCCCTCTTTGATGTCGGCCTTCTGCTGCTCTTCATCGATCAACTGCAGCAGCGTCGACTTGAGTTGAGCTGTCGTCATCTCGTGAGTAGGCTTATTCAGGTGGCCAGACTCGTTTGCCTTCACACCCAGGCCAATCACCATCTGCAAGAGCTTCTGCTGTGTCGTCGGCTTGGCACTACGGTAAAGGATCAACGCCTCGGCAGCGACCCCTTCCGTACCGCCCCACGCACGAGCAACATCCTCCCACAATTGGATGATGTTTGGCGCGCCCTTCTCGACCTTGGCAGGAGCGTTAACGAGCTTGTTGATCATTTCGATCACTTGCTCGTCACGCTTCGCCATGGCCTTCTCGATGATCTCCTCGTGTGAAGCAACTATCTCGTTCTTCACCACGGTACGGAGTTCATGCTCTTTGTCGACACACGACGTGCATAGGATCGCACCGGGAGCGAAGGCGGTACTGTCGCCATCATACTCCGCTTCGCAAGCTGGGCACGCTCGTTTGTCGGTCATACTGATCTCCCGTTGCTTTTGTCGGGACCAACGACGACAGTAGGATTCTCACCGAGAATACGCTTACCGAGTTCGGACTCCAGTGGGATCGCACCACCCATCTCCATCGTCTGGTGGTTCTTTGCCTGGACAGCCTTGAGGTACTTCTTGTTGACATCCTCTGGCCCATAGACCACAGGTTTGCCTGCACACAAAGGCTTCCAATGCCCCGCCCAGGTATCCCAATTGCAGTACACCGGGTTGTAGCCCAGGTCACGACAGCCGGCCAATGAGATGTTGCGAGTGTTCTCCACGTCCTCGGTCGACGCCTTCTCGCACTGCTTCTCATCCTTCCACTCGTACTCGAAGTACGGATGTTCGATCAGGTCGAAGCATCGCATGTCGTACATGATCAGACCAGTGGGAAGTGCAGCGACCGGACAGATACCTGTGAGGGTAGCAGCCTCATCGCGACCGTACATCTGAAGGTTGGCTTCTTTGGCGGGACCAGAGTTGAGGGATGCCCAGCGGAAGACGTAGCAGCATTCACCCCAGCCACCGCCACCCTTGGGAGGAGGACCGACGTAAGGTGCGCCAATGACGCAAGGGCCACGGTCGTAGTGATTGAAGAGGAAGTCGAACGACGTTTCCCAGAACTTGGGCTTGTCGGCGTACATATCCGGTTCTTGATCGCTGTCGACCATCACCAGGATGTCTGCTTCGAGAAGGCGAGCTTGTTCAACGAATCGATTCCTGACCATCGTGATCGGGGTATCGTTCTCAGTCGCCTCGGTGATCTTACCAATACGGGGATCAGCCTTGGCAGCTATCGTGGTCTGAACAGCCCACTTACGGATCGACGGATGCTCACAGGCAATGCCGCCATTTCCGCCGTAACTGGGGTAACAAAAATGCACATTCAGTTTGCGGGGGGTCGCCATAGAATGCTCCTTGCTTAGGGGGTGTAGCAGGTGCGGCGGCGTAGAGTCCTGCGGGGATCAAATTGTAGACGGGAAAATGACTCGGGGTTTGGTTTTACCCGTACCCCGAGTCCAGCCCCCGCAGTTTATAGACGGACCATGCAATTTGCAAGGATCGCCGTAGAGTTGTCGTCAGTCACAGCAGCCGTCAGAGCCCGACCAAAGACGTTCGGGATATAGGCAGCAGTGATGTCGGTCGAACCCTCGACTAAGCCGAGTACGCGACCAGCAGTTGAACCAGCCGACTCAAGAGTCGTACCAGCACCGGAACTGATCAGCATCTGGCCGACAGTAATGTCAGCAGACGAATCAGCAGCTTCAGTGATCACTTCGTTCAGTCCGCAGATGCAGACGTAGAACACAGCATACTGAGGTACACCAGCGGCGATGATGTTGTCATCGACTGGGGCACAGTGCAGGCCGGCTGCCGTACCAGTGTAACTGATGGCGTTGGTTTGATACGCCACGCCTCCACCGGTATCGAAAGTGACCAACTGACGTGGCTTCAGGTTGATTGCCGATGTATTGCGCAAGCACAACATCAACTTCAATCGATTACCACGGACGTTGCCTTGTTGGCGACCTCCGCCGGGATCTTTATCCTTCATCCAGAACGTGTCCCCAACGTACGACAAGTGCTTTCCAACACTTGAGTCGTCCGTTAGATACTCGCCCAATTGGAACGGAGCAAGTGGTGTAGCTTGCATCTTTTTCTCCTCGTGAAAGTTCGCCGACCAAATGTCGGTCGGGAATCAAACAGCCGAGTACAACTTGCAGAAGTTGCTTGGGCTCTTGTAAATGAGATTGCTGATCGTTTCAACCGATGCAGCGTACGACTTGTCCTTCCACTCGAAGTGTGG